GGGCATCCCATCGTAGCGCCAAAGCGAAGCCATGCGGCCTGCGATTGGCGTGGTGGCGGCTGCGCCTGCAATACGGGGCGCCTTGAAAAAAAATGGCGTTTCAGGTGCGCCGTTGTTTCCGCCTGTACCTCGGTTGATAAGGTCGGAAAGATCGGTTAGCGCGGCCATGGGTTAGCTGCCTTGCCAAGTAATTCCGTTGGCGATTGCGTGAGCCTTCGCCTCGACAATCAAGGTCGCCAGATTGTCCAAATTCCGGCCGCTTTGATATTCCCACACACCCACTTGCGGCAAAATAATGAAATGGTCGTTGGAAATATCCAATCGCCAATCACCGCTTTGCGCGATGTAGACAAAACGCCCTGGGTAAGAAATGATGTCCATTTAAGCGTTCCCGTCCGTAAGGGTAAAGCCCGTAACCGTGACAGATTGTAGAGCGCTGATGCTGACGGATGAAAGCTCAAGATCACCACCGCCGCCAGTAGCCGTCACGCTGCCTTGCAGGTGACAAGTCGCGCCTTGCTTAATGCGAAAGTGCCCAGCCGTGCCGCCGGCGTCAGCATTCAAATCTTGCCATGTGCCGGTAAGTGTTTTAGTGCCGCCACTTGCATCGTTCATCCAATTGCTGGGCAAAGTCATGCTCGCCAGCAACGTGCCGCTATCCCCCGCCGCGCAATTCGTCGGATGCGCGCCCGTGCGGATTTCCAGCGTCGGGGCGGTGCCCGTCGTGCTTTCAATACTATCAAGCCGCGCATTACGCACGGCGACGGATAATTGAACGGCCATCAGTCCTCAATCCTTTCGCCTTCATAGCTACCATCAGGGAGCTTCACCACTTTGAGGCGCGTGTTGCGCGGCCTGTTTGCAACGCCTTTCATTGCCACCATTTCCTGCAAAAGCGAGGATTGCGTTTCACTCAAAGTTTCCAGCGCCTCGCTGGTTTGGGCTAAGGCAAGCGTCATCGCCTCGACTGTGGGCTGTATCACGTCAGCCATCTTGCCGTCACGATCCACAACAACCATCGGCGCTACGCTTGCGCTTTCGCGGCGCGGCGCTTCAATCGTGGCGCGCGTGCGCTCTCGCTCGCCTTCCAATTCTGACAACGCCTTAACCTTGGCAACGTCCGCCTGCAGGCGCGCAATCTCTACCTTCATGCGCTCCTTTTCGTTTTCCATGACCAGCTTTTGCGTTTCAAAATCGCGCTCAAGCTGGACTGTGGCGGGATCGTATTCCGTGGCCAGCTTCTGCGCCTCGGCCTTAATCTTCTCCACCTCGGCAAGCGTCTTTTGCGCCTCGCTCAATAGATATTGCTGCTCTGGCGTCGGCTGCTGCGCCTGCTGTTGCATCTGGGCAAGCTGTTGCGCTTCTTCCTCAGTCGGTTTCAAGACGCCAAGCGTCACAAGCTGCTTACGGAAATAGTCCCGAACATCGCTAATGCCCTCGCCTTCCATGTTCATCATGGCCATGGCTTGCAGCACTTTGGCGGTCTCCGGGTCACTGGTAATCGCCAGCATGCCGGTAATCGCCCGCACTGTGGCAGCGCGCCGGCTCTCGGATGTTGGCCCAACCGTCACGGCAACATCAAAATCAGCCTCGGATAAATCGTTATCCGTTTCCATTTCGCCATCGCGCATCATCGGCTTCATTAGCTCAATGCTGGTGACTTCGCCTTGCTCGCCCATGCCCTTCATGGTGCGGCCTTCTTCAACGTAAACCTCTTTGGCTATGCCTAGCCAAATTTCGCCAGCGCGCTTCACGGCTTTGGCAAAGTTGGACATGTAAATGAATGACTGCATGTCAAGGCGCTGCTGGATCATCTCGACGGCCTTGCCCGAGATGTTGCTAACCATCTTGTCAGCTTCGTTCTGGCTGCCCAATATTTCCTTGATATCCATCTCCGTCACCTGCAACACAGCGGCAAGCGCGGGCGGGATGTTCGGCGCCTTGGTATAGGCCACAGGCGGTAGGTTTTGTTGCTGCCCGGTCGCGTCAGTCACCGGATTGATCAGAAGATAGGGGTAATTTTTGATGTTATCATCCGTCCAAATTTGCTGATGGCCGGCGACTTGCTCAGGGAATAGGATGGGTTTTTCAATACTGGAAAGCGCCGCAATCTCGCCAAGTTTTGAGACTTGCATGTTCTTCAAGCGCTGCGCGTCTTTGGCCAATCTAACCACACCCATGCACCGTTCCACGTTATCAATAAACCAGCGCTTGCCATAAACCGGCACGATGGGGATATGTCGCCCGGCGATGTAGCCGCAATCTTCCAGCACCGCATTACCGCTCAAGATGTATTTACGCACCCGGCGCCGCTTCACCTTCTTTTGCCGCACTTCCATCGCGCCAAGCGCTTTTAGCCGCGCTTCTAGCTCTTCATCTTCTTCAAAGTCTTTCTCCGAATGCCGAACCTCGCTATTGTCAAGGTGCCGGAAAATCCGGATAATCTCGGATTGCATTTCAAGCCGATAGTATTCCGCCACATAGACTATATCTGGCGTCCACCAATCAAACTCGCTGCGCTTGATATCCTTTGGCCAGCTTGACGGGTCATCGCCCCATTCTTCCTCATAGCTGGCGCGGCTTTGGCTTGTTAGAACAAAGCAATGCTTGGCGTCCGCCTTGTCTTGGCGCTTGGCGTCAAGGTCAAAGAACACGGAACTGTCAGCATCAAAGATCGGCGCAATGCGGATGCGCTGCTTTTCGTCGTCGTCGTCCTCTTCGTTTTCATACTCAGTATGCAACCGAAAGGCGCCAAAACCGCCACCTACAGCCTCTTCGAAAGCGTTGTCATAGGCCTCTGTCGCAACACTATCCTGTTCATCGGCCCGGAACAATTCGGCGCAAGTATCGGCCAGCTTATCATATTCGGCGCCTTCCTTACTGACAAAAGCGGCGCTGATCCTGTTGTTGCGGTACTCATTGATTACCCGCATAACTGCCAGGTGAACCTTGTTGACCTCAAAGCGCGGCTTGGCTTCAAACTGCGCCCCAAGCGGGCCTTCCCATTGCGCGCCGGCGATGGAATAGAAGCGCCGATCATCCAAGCATTGCAAGCGCTCGGCACGCAAGGCGCTTTGAATGCGGTCAAATTGCGTCATCGCCTCGGCGTGGAGGTTGGCGAGGTATTGCTCTTTAGACATCCGCGCCATGGGGTCAGGCTACCTCCAGTGATGCACTACCGGCTGCACCACCACCGGGGGAGGGCGCGCCACATTGGCCCTTCTAGCCCCTTCGCAAGCGTAACGCAAGGCATCTATGACATGGTTTGCCTTATCGTTAAGCAGGGGAAGCACCTTGCCTGTTAATGGGTCAGTTTTGAACGAGTAAGCCGTCAGCTCGTCAATCGTATGCCGGCACCTGGGATGCACCACAATATCGAAGGATTTCAACCACTCAATGCCATCCTCGACGCTCTTTGCCCCCTTCACGGCGGGCACAATCTTCGGGAAGCCGTGCTTTCGCATGTAGCTAATGGTCTCAGGCCTGGCACTATCCGCCGTTAAGGGCCACTTCTCAGCCTCGGGGATGGTCATGAACAGGTCCGGCGTGTCTGGTATCTCGCAGCCGATCCGATAGGCTTCATGATCTATGTAAAGCTTGCGCCCGACAATGTGGCATCGGACCAGCACGGTAGGGTCAACGGCAAAGCCCCAATCGGCGCCGAGGCGATGGATTGCGTCAGGCGGCGCGTCAAACTCCTCAATCTTCCAGTTTCGGAAGACGCGCGCCTCGCTGTTGGACACATACCCGCCGCCCCAGACATGGGCATACTTGTCCGGGTCGCGCGCCCGATCATACTCCATTTCGCGGCGCAGCACGTCCGGAAACCATGGGTTATCCCACCAGTTGACAGACACGATAACCGCGTCGGGGGGCGGCTCCGGACCTCGTAGCAGCGCGTCAACCGGGTCAGTGTCTTGGTGCGGGTTCCATGAAAACCAAAGCTCGCTGCCAGGTCGGCGGATGGTCGGGCGCAACAGGTCAAGGCTGCGCTGCGATAGGGATTGCGCTTCTTCCACCCAGGCGCGGTCATAGCCTTCCAGTGACTTAATGCTGTCCGCCGTGTGGTTTTGCATCCCCTGGAATAGGATTAACCCCTTGCCGCGCCGGTTTTTAATCACGGCTTCCTGCACTTCGAAATGATCCGCCGCGCCGAGGCTCTCGATCTTGGCTTCCAGCAGGCGCTTGACGGATTGCGCTAGGCTTTTCTGAACTTCTCGGACGCATACGCTGGACGTAGCTGGGTCAAGGATATGCGCCTCTATCAGCGCCTCGGCCATAAAGTGCGACTTGCCGGACCCTCGCCCGCCCCATGCGCCTTTGTATCGGGCAGGCGCAAGCAGCGGCCTTGCCCAGCGCGGGGTTTCAATCCGTAGCGCGGTCATTCAGCCGGCGCGGCGATCTTCCTGCCTGCGGCCAAACGCTGCGCTGCGAAGGCTTCAACGTCGGTCGCGTCATAGTGCGGGCGCTTGCCGATCATGACCACAGCCGGCCCCCTGCCAGCCTTACGCCAATTCCAGAGCGCCACGCGCGACACGCCAAGGCGCTGCGAGGCTTCGGTTTGAGTGATGACGTTTTCAGGGATCACGGCGCGGCCTTTCGGGTTATCGCGCCGTTAATGTGGCGCTAGGTTTGCGCCGTGTCAATATGCCCGGTCCCGACCATCACGGCAATGATGCCACCCCTTGGACCGTGTTGACGCTTGCGCGCTGGTCAGGTCGATCCGCCAGCCGGGCGCCAGCGGTGAAAGAACCAAGGGGCATTCAGTCCCAACCCTGCGTAGAGTTGTTTCGCATAAACTCCAGCAACGCCACCACCGGCCCCGGCACGGCGCGCGTCCCGTCGCACCAGCGGCGGACGGTGCGGGCGTCCACAAGCGCCACGCGCGCAAAGCCGGCCTGGGATAGCCCAAGGTCGGCAAGGGCGGCGCGGAATTGGTCAGGGGTCATGGGGATTTAACCCTGTCATCAATGGAATGCGTGCCGCTTTCGCTGCACATTGCGACCTCAAAAGCGTATAACGCGGCGGCTGGATTATGACCAAAACCAGCAATCCCGACTTGCAGATTTTCCCCATAAAGGGCGCACCACATATCGCCGTCTTTGGTTAGGCGCGGCTTTAATACGGCGTGCCAAGACGCATGAAAACCAGCAATTTCTTGGGCGCACACCTTGGCCGCGTGGGCTACCTCCCAAGCGTGATGGGAAATGTTTTGAATGATTTGCTCGTTCACGGCGCGCCCTCTTATGCTGCGTCTTGTGTAAGGTGGCTTTGCGCCGCTTCGTGCGCCATCAGCAGCACGGCAGCCACGCGGGCGGCAAGATCGGCGCCAATGCTAGGCGCAATCTGGCGCTCGAAGGTTTCGGCTATTGCCCTGCGGCGGAAAGGCTGGCGCACATAAATCGCGGCCAGCGGCGCGTCAAAGTCTGCGATAAGGCTGGCGGCTTGTGCGATGGTGTAGGGCATCGGTCTAATCTCTCACAGCCGGGCTTGATTGCCCTTGCTGATAACTGGAACATAGGACCATTGGCCCGACACGTCAAGCGAAAAAATGCACGGCGCGCGAATTATTTTTCGGCAAAATAAAAAAGCGAACATAAATCAGGCGGAATGTTCGATTTATGTCCGATTAAGTGTCCGATTTATTTTTCAACATCATCCGGGCCGATGATCACGCGCTCAATACGGGTTATCATCGCGCCACCATCGGCGCCAGTCATTTCCAGCCCGGATTTCTCGTGCAACCCGATACGGTTCAGCACGGCCAGGGCCGCTTGCAAGGCGCGCGGGTCTTTCGTGTTTCTGGCAATGTCAATCACGGTCTTGATTGCCAGAGGCGCGGCTTGCTGCAATGCCTCGCGGGATTGCGCCACCTTGCCCTCGCCGTTCTTTACGCCAGGCGTCCGGCCAGGTCCGCCAATCTGGCCGGGACCATTCGCCGGGCCGCCCCAGCCGGCACCATTCGCGCCCGCGCGCGCCCGCGTAATTTTTGCAGGCTCTTGCGCCCCTTCGGGCTCGTTACCGCTTAGGCTCACGGCCAAGCTCCACCAAATACGCAATCGCCCCACAACCCCAGATTGTTGCGCTCATTTCCCACGGCGCGCCAAGCCAGAAGGTTACGCTGCTGATTAACCAGAGCGCGATGGCCGGCAGGAAGCGTTTTTCCATCAGTGTCACGGTTTGGCCTCCAATTTCTTGCGGGCACCCGCCGCGATGGTTTGCATCAGTTGCGCGCGGCTTGTCAAGTAATCCTTGTCAGCCGGCGCAAAGGCCCTAGGAACGGCTTCTAGGGCAATTTCAGCCTTGGTGATGGCCCATTGCTCCAAGTCCTCCCAAACGTGCCCAGCGGCCACCTTGGCGGGTTCTAGCGCCATTTGCGGGGGCTCCGGCTGGCGCGCGGGATCAGCCGCGATGCGATTGCGCTGGTCAGGCCGGCAGGCGGGCGCGGCCATGCGTCCGGGCCACCGGGGCAGCCCGCCGCTTCCCAGGCGAGGTATTCCTCATTCCATGCCTTGTCCGCCACCGCGATACTGGCCTTGGTCGGGAACGCGCTGGCAGGGTCGGCCTGATTTTCGTCGTTGCGCTTTTCTAACGCTTGGGCTTCGGGACACGGGACGCGGGACACTCG